GTATTCAAAGTTTGGGAACCCAAAGAGCGTATAATCATGGCTTTGCCATTTTACGATAGGGTTATCCAACATATGATTGTCAATTACATAGAGCCGATATTTGAGTATCAGTTCATCTACCATTCCTATGCTTGCAGAAAAGGGAAAGGTGCTCACAGAGCCAGCAAGCAGTTGACAAGGTGGTTATATAATCTGGAAGTTGTGCAAGGTAAATCAGTCTATGTACTGAAAGCCGACATACACCATTACTTCCAGAGCATAGACCACAAGGTTCTGAAAAGAGAAATCAGAACCTACATTAAAGACAAGGACTTACTCGTAATCCTTGACCGGATAATAGACCATAATGGGATATTCCCGGACGGTGTCGGCATACCGGTTGGAAATCTTACGAGCCAACTATTTGCCAACGTGTATTTACACCGATTGGATATGTTCGTAAAACATACACTTCATGCAGAACACTACATGAGATATATGGATGATTTTGTGATTATATCAGAGGATCTTGAACAGTTGAAACGGTGGGAGAAACAGATAGAAATATTCCTTGCGGATGTTCTTAAATTACAATTAAATCCAAAAACAACCATTGTTTATGCAAAGAACGGAGTGGATTTTGTTGGATATAGGCATTGGAACTCTACGAAGAAAATCAGAAAGGATGCTATGCGTAGACTGAAACGCCTTATGAAGAATTTCAAAGATGGAACTATCACGGAAGAATTTTTCGACAAATCGTTTACAAGTAGAATTGGTTCGATAAAACACGCCGACACCTACAATCTGGTGCAGAAGATCACCTGTGAAGCAAAGGAGTTAAAGGAAAGTCATGCGTGATGGAAGTTATGTCATTGTAGATAGGCTGTGTGAGGCAACCACACAACTGCTTGAAATAATTAAAAAGCAGGAAGAAATCATTGAGCAGTGCAGAATATCGGATGAACTGCATAAGGAACTCGATGATATGAAAAACGACGTGGATCAGAAGATGGATTTAATTGAGTATGATTTGAGATCATACAGACGGGAGCGTGAAGAATGATAGATTTTATCGTGAAATATTGGATCGAGTTTCTTTTTGGATTGATAATCAGCGGAATGGGCGTGATGGCGAAGCTGATGTACAATCAGCACTTAAAAAACAAAGCCATTGACAAGGGCGTAGAAGCTCTTTTAAGAAATGGTATCGTTCAGACATACAATAAGTGGTCTGAGAGGGGTTACTGCCCCATATATGCACGAGAGAACGCCACAAGGATGTATGAACCTTATCACATACTTGGCGGAAATGATGTTGCGACAGACTTAATCGAAGATCTGAAAGGACTACCGACAGAACCACAAAAGAAGAAAGAGGGTGTAGAAGATGATACTTAAAATTCTTATAGGTTTCGCTCTCGGTTACATTGCAGCTTGCGTGACATTTTACATCCTGCAGAAAAGAGAGCGTAGGCGGAGAAAAGAGAAGAAAAAGAAAGTAAGCCTGAACACCTATGCAAAGGTAGCCACTACTGCGGTATTGGCTCATGGGATGATCCTTACATCGTGTTCCTATGTTCTCTCATGGATAGGCATGGACCCGGTGGTGGATGTATCAAGCACAATCGTCAAAGAAATCGTAGCTCCATTGGTGGTTTACCTTGGAACAAATACGATTATGAACATCTTTGAAAAGAACAAACTCAGTTTTTCAGTACCAATCAACAGCACCGTCATAAGCAAAGACGGAACCACACACAAAGCCTCTGATGATGAGGCAGTAGGATAGGAGGTCATATTATGACAATGGAATTTTTAATTGTAGCACTGTTCGCAGTATCATTACTCACAAACCTTACCGTTGAGGGAATCAAGAAACTTCTGGATAAGAAATCTGTTGACTATTCATCGAACGTGATGGCAGCAGTTACCGCAGTCGTTATCTCCGTGGCACTGTCCGCCGGGTATCTGATTTACACAGAAACGATGCTTAACGCAAAGATTGGCGTTGAACTCATTGCCCTTGCGTATCTTAGTTTTTTAGTTGCCACGAACGGATATGACAAAGTTATTCAGGCAATCAAGCAGATCAAACAGATTGGAAACCAGTAAGAGAATATTATTCAGAGCCATGAGCCGGATGTGAATTAACACACCCGGCTCTTTCTTTTTAAGGAGGCACGGATCATGGCATTGAAAGGTACGACAGCACAGGAGAGGGCATGGAACTTCTTTTGTGCTAAAGGATTAAGCCATTACGCCGTAAGTGGTGTCATGGCAAGCATAAGAGCCGAGAGCGGATTCAATCCTCGCAATCTGCAGAACAGTTGTGAGAAAAAGAGCGGGTATACAGATGAAACATATACCGCTGCGGTAGACAACGGCAGCTATGGGAACTTTGTCCGGGATTCCTACGGCTATGGGTACGCACAGTGGACCTATTGGAGCAGAAAACAGAATCTTCTCAATTTTGCCAAGAAGAAAAATAAGTCCATCGGAGACGAAGAGATGCAGTTAGAATTTCTGTGGGAGGAATTGACCGGATCGTACAAAGTGGTTCTTACAAAACTCAAAGCCGCAAAATCCACACAGGAAGCATCCAACATTATCCTGACCGGATATGAAAAGCCGAAAGATCAGGGGCAAAAGGTAAAGGCAACCAGGGGATCTTATGCCAAGGAATATTATAACCAGTTTGCAGTGAAAAAGGAGGAAAAGACAATGAAAGTAATTATCGGAAGTGCAAGAAGAGATGAGAACGGAAAGTATGCCGGAGGCAAGCCGGGAGATCAGGATGGCGTAGAGGTAAGCACACAGAATTATTATGTTCATACCAAAGGATGGTATATGTTCCGCTTCCTGAGTGACGAACACGCAAAGAAAGTTGCTAAAGCAATGTGGGATGCCTGCATGAACAACAATATCGGTTACTGTCAGGCACACAGATCCATTATTACCATGTTCAAAAAGTACGGCAGCATGAAAGCAATCGGAGAAAAGACAGAAACAGATTGCAGTAACCTCGTAAGAGGATGTATCTATGAGGCAACCGGCATTGACTTAGGCAATTTCAACACCGCAACAGAACCGTCAGTATTAGAGAAGTCCGGCCTGTTTGCGAAAAAGGTTTCTGTTACTGCATCAACAAAGTTCAAACCGGGAGATATTCTGGTTACAAAGAGCAAAGGACATACCGTTATCATTGTTTCTGTAGACGGTTCTGCGCCGAGTGGCGGCACATCTACATCAAAACCGGCAGCATCAGGCGGTACAACAAAGGTTGAGAGCGCAAGAAGCAAAGATGCAGCAATCGCCGGAAAATACAAAACGACCGGCAATCTGTATCTGAGAGTTGGAGCCGGCACTGGGAAAACTGCAATCACTTTAATGCCAGCCGGATCATCGGTACAGTGTTATGGTTACTACACAACCTACAACGGAACACGCTGGTATTATGTGGCATACGGAGACAAAACCGGATTCTGTTCATCTGCATATTTACGGAAAGCCTAA